TCAATGCTTGCGCGAATGGGACTAGATGCTTGACGACATGGACGACGGTTTCGGAGACGCGCTTCTTGCTTCTTTGCGGGACACGCTGGGTCAGCGACTTCCGCGGAAGGGGAATGTGTCGTTCTCCCGAGTGGCGCGTGAGAACCTGTCGATCCGAACGGTCGACAACAGGGTCGCGTCGTTTCGACTGAGGCCTATCCAGCACCGCTATCTTGCCGCGAAGCGTCTCGCCAAGATCCGCGGTCGTCGCCCGAGGTACCTGCTGCTCAAGTATCGGCGCGGTGGCTTCACGACCGTGGAGCAGGGCTTGAGTTACTACATGGCCTCACGCCGGCGGAACGTGAATGTGCTGTCGCTCGCGCACGACGGCGAAACCAGCGCGAGGATCTTCCGTATCGCGCTGTTGATGCATGAGCGTGACCCTGACGCGCCGCCGATCAAGGGGCCGGGAAACCAGTACCGTCTTGAGTTCCCCGGTCTCAACTCGTTGTTCTACATCGGCGCGGCTTCGGGGCGAGGTGCAGCGCGTGGAGACACGCTGTCGCGAGTGCATTGGAGCGAGGTGGCGTGGTCATGCCCCGGCTACTCGCAGATTGAGAAGCAGCGTGGTTTGCTGACGGGTCTTCAGGAAGCGGCGAGTCACGGTGAGATGGTTCTGGAGACGACCCCGAACGGCAGCGAGTTGTTCCGTGAGTTGTACATGGACGCGAAGTCGGGCCGTAACGACTGGACGCCGATCTTCCTGCCGTGGTTCGAGGATGTGAACAACCGCGCGGCAGTGACGCCTGAGATCGTCGAGGAGATTCGGGACACGCTTGACGAGGAGGAGCGGAACCTGATCGAGCGTGTGGGGCTTGATTGGGAGCAGGTCCGGTTCCGTCGGCAGAAGCAGAAGGACCTCAAGCACCTTTTCTATCAGGAGTATCCGGAGGACGACGAGTCATGCTGGCTGATTTCTGGTACGCCGTTCTTTGATGCTCGCGCGGTTCTCAGCCTAAAGGACAACTGTCGCGGGCCGGCGTTGATTGACACGAACTCGCATGGCTGGGTGCCGGAGGGTGCGGACTTGAAGCCGGGTGGGTATGTCATGGAGTGGGAGCCGCCGCAGGACGGCGTGAGCTACTGCATGGGCGTGGATACTTCGGAGGGCTTGAAGGGTTGTGACAACAACGGTTTCGGGATTATGCGTCGCGACAACGGCAGAATGGTCTGCGCGGCGCACGGTCTGTTCTCGATCCGTCAGTTGAGCAGCCTCGTCTACGAGTACCACAAAAGGTTCCACGACTGCTTGGTGGGTATCGAGCGTGAGAACCACGGGCACGCGGTGATTCAGGGCGTGATGGACTACGGCCTGAACCGTTCGCACCACGACGGCGGATCGTTGTACTTTTTCACGCCTTCGAGCGCGACGGACGCGGACATCCGTCGCGTGTCTCGCGCGGGTTGGTCGACGAACTCGGTGACAAGGCCCCTAATGCTGGAGTCGCTGCGGGATTATCTGGAGGCTCCGGATGTGCTGGACCGTGTGAGGGACCGGCACTTCATTTCGGAATGTCTGACATTCCGAATGCAGGCGAACGGGTCATTCTCGCACGATCCGGGCTCTTACGACGACTGTCTGATGAAGTGGGCGATTGCCAACATGATGAGGGTGGCGGACTGGCGTCGCGGGGGTCTTTTGGTGGCTCCCTCGAACCGTTGGCGGCGTTAGTCGTTGAAGACGACGCGCTCGATGGCGCGGAGGCGTTGCCCGAGCGCCGAGGATTCGGCGTGTGACTCGCGGCACATGGCGTTGTACTCGCTGCGTAGGCTTTTGAGGTCTTCGGAGAGTTCGGAGACGGAGAGCTGGATCTCGCTGTGAGCGCGGTAGTTCTGCTCTTCTAGCCTTGAAATGCGAGAAGCGGCGATTTGGCCGGCGATAACGGCGATAGAGAGTCCGACGCCTAGGATTTGAAACCAGACACCGGTTTGGGGCTTTGTCTTGTTGTCGATCCGGTGCAGGAGGGCGTCGATCTCTGATCTCGTTTGCCCTTGGTTCGCGGTTATGATCTGCTTGATTTCCGCGAACCCGGAGTGCAGGGAGGCGCTCAGGGACTCGTAATGGGCTTCTACCCTCGTGATACGCTGATCGAGATGGTTGAAGTCATTCATCGATTTTTCTTTCGGTTGGCGGGCGGCTTGTCTCATAATTCCCGGCGATTCGGGTCTGTCAACGGGCGGGTTGAAGAAAAGAGGAATATTCGATATGCCGACCTACGCGGATGTCGATCGCTGGGAGAAGAAGAGGTCTACGGTGATTGGCTCTTCTGGCGAGAAGGTGAAGCATGTTCGCCGTCTGACGCCACAGGAGCTTGCTTTGGAATATGTCGTGGACGAGGTTACACGGCAGATTTACCGTGCGGCCTCGGCTTACGACGAGAAGTACTTGGCGAACGGCTCGCGGGGCCGGGTCAAGAGGTACCTCCGTGACCGGCTGTTGGCCTTGGCCCGGGTGGCGGACGAGGACCACTTTCACCGGGAGGTTGAAGACGAGTCGTACGAGATCATGCTTCTGGCGGGCTACCTGAAGACGGAGCGGGGCGTGGTTTTCGAGGAGAGATACAGGCTGGTGGTTGAGACGGCGGTGGCGGTGGGCGCTGCGTCGTTGAGTCGAACGCTTTAGGGGGCATCTCGTGGGCGTGAATTACAAGCATCCGGATTACCGTGTCCGCGAGGAAGACTGGCGGATGATTAATGACGGCATTGAAGGCCAGCGAGTGGTCAAGAGTAGGAAGGAGGAGTACCTTCCTTCTCCGCCCGGGATTTCCGCTGGTACGAATGCCTACCTCTCGTCCGGCAAGAGGGAGAACACTCTTCCGTACTACTTCTACCTGTCTTTCGCGGAGTTCCCTGAGATGCTCGGCCCGATCTTGGAGACTTGGCAGAGCATCGTGCATGGGAAGTTGCCCAAGTACCGGCTAGGCGGCCTTTCCTACATGGAGGACGATGCGACCCCTGTGGGTGACTCTCTTGTCCAGCTATGGCAGGACGCGACGGAAATGGTATTCCGTACGGGGCGTGTGGTCTTCCTGTCGGAGATCATGGACGACGACACCATTCGGATCTGCGCGTACCCTGCGGACTCTCTCATCAACTGGCGGCAGCGCGACTCTTATGAGGGTGGCGGGGCGAGCATGTTGGTGTTTCAGGAGTTCGAGGACTCGACGCCGGAGCTGAACTCTGCGGAGTCCGACGAGCTTCAGGCCGACGACCGTGGCGTGCGGGATACCTACGGTATGGGAGATGACGACGAGTTCAAGCTCCGGCGGTCGGTGTACTACCGTGAGTTGCGAATGATTCCGACAACGGCGGGCGAGATGCCGATCTATCAGTATCGCCTTTGGGAATTGGACCGGGCGACGGAAGACGGCCTGAAGTACGGGTATTCGACGATGAAGCCGGATCTGGTGCAGGGTTGGACGCCGGTTCTGTACCTTGGCCAGCCGTTGACGCACATTCCGGTCACGATCTGCAACTCGACGCGCGTGGGATTCGAGTACACGCAGATTCCGATGTTGCCGTTTGCGCGCGAGGCGTTTGCGGCATACCGGCTGTCGGCGGATTACTACCGTGCTTTGTACTACAAGTCGGATCCGCAGGCGTATGTCACGGGGATCGACCCGAGTGAGGTTCCGACGCACATTGGTGGCGACACGATCTGGGGTTTCACGAATCCGAGCGCGCGCGCCGAGTACCTCGACATCGACGGGAACGGTATTCCGCTTTTGAAGTCGGCGATTGACGACAAGATGGAGCGGATCAACACGGGTTCGGGTCGGTTCCTGTCGGAGAGGTCTCAGGAGAGTGGTGAGGCGATTCGCCGTCGGAGCAACAACCGGTCGCTGACGATCAGGAACGTTGTGACGCAGGTGGGGAACGCCCTGCAATCGCACCTGAGGAAGATCGCGGAGATGAGGGGTCAGGACCCGAGCGCGGTGTACTTCGTGCCGGACCTCGACTTCAGCGAGCCGCGCATGACGGCGGACGATGTGCTGCGTTTGACGCAGTCGAAGGTGCAGGGTGCTCCGTTGAGCAACAAGACGCTGCATGAGCTGATGTACAGCGGTGGTCTGACAGAAATGACATACGAGGAGGAAATGGCGCTCGTGGAGCAGGATTTCGCGAATCTTGCTCGTATGACCGGTTCTGGGGGGGCTGAGGAGGATCCTGACGAAGGCGAGGACGACTCCAAAACAGAGGACACCGGTCTCGGCGCGCCGCCCTCGGACGTAAAATCGCCAAACGAGGCCAAGGAGGGGCGAGAATAGGCAAGTTCGAGTTTTTTTGAAAAAAACGCAATTTCGCTTGACACCCATCCTTGTAAATACTGGGTGGGGTAGCTAGAACGGGGTTGCGCGTCTGGCCGCCGCAGGTGTTGGCGGGGGAGTACCCGTACTCTTTTTTGAGAGGCGCGCATGGTTCGTTGGGCAGGGCTCAACACATCGAAGGCGGGGCCTTAGATGATGACTCACACTTCCTCGTTGGATCGAGGGGTTTTCTTTTCTCCGGATGACGACGCGGTGCCGGGCGGTGCCAGCATGGAGCAGACGGAGATTGATACGGATGTCTCGGAGGATTCTGATTCCGAGGACTCTGGGGATCAGGACGACCGTATTCGCGAAGCTGTTTCCAAGGAGACGGCGGCGCTGCGTCGGAAGCGTGACGAGGTGCTTTCTGAGAAGAAGGCGCTTCGCAAGCAACTGGACGAGATGCGGGATGTCTTGGACACCTTGGGCGGCGAGGAGGGTGCGAGAACCCTCGTCGAGATGCGTGAGCGCCTAGCCAAGGATGAACTGGGTTCTCTCTTGGCTGACGGCAATCACGAAGAGTGGTTTGACCGCAGGGCTGCGTCCATGCGGAAGGACTACGAGCGACAGATCGGGCTGCTTGAGGATCATGTTTCCTCGATTCAGTCCGAGAGGGATAAGGCCCGGGATGCCTTCATTCGGGTGAAGCGTGACACCGCGATCGTCGCGGCGTGCGCTGAGCTTGATGTCGAGCCTTCGGCGTACCCTGACGTGCTGCTCCGTGCGGAGCGTGCGGCGGAGTACGACGAGGAGCTGGGTATCTTGGTGTTCCGTGATTCGGACGGCGAAATTTCGTACGGCAAGGACGGAAAGAAGCCGAAGACACCGAACGAGTGGCTTTCCGATCAGAGGGAGGTCGCGCGTCACTGGTGGGGTCCGAGTCAGGGAACGAACGCTACTGGACGTGGCGGTCGTGCTGGTCGCGGTTTGGGTCCGGAATCCACGGACCTGACTGCGGCGGCGAAGTTGAGCCCTGCGGAGTACAGAGAAGCTCGTGCTCGCGCGGGATTTGGTAACAGTTACAGCAATGCTGTTCCGGACTAAATCGGAGGATTGATTCATGCCGAACACTTGGCTTGAGCCGGATATCGTAGCGCAGGAGGCTTTGGTCCTTCTTCAGAGCAACCTTGTCGCTACGAGACTTTTCTCTCGCCGTTACGAGTCGGACCTGAACTCTGCCGCGAAAGTTGGCGACACGGTGCGGGTCCGCCGCCGTGGGCAGGGGACGGTGCAGGAGTTTACCGGCACGGCGATTACGCCCACGGAAATCAGCGAGACCTCTCTCTCGCTGACTCTGGAGAAGCACTTCGACGCGACCGTGCGGATCACTGACCGTGAGCGCACTCTCTCGATCGTGGACTTCTCTCAGCAGGTCCTTGCTCCGTTCGTGGTGGAGATGGGAGAGCGGATTGACAGCTACGCGCTGACGAAGCTCCGCGAGCTTCCGACTCCGCACAAAGACACCGCCGGCGCGCTCCCCAACTCGATTGCCGAGATGGCGCTCGTCGACAAGGCCCTGAACGACCTTAAGATTCCGCTGTCCCCGCGGTACCAAATCGCGAGCACTGAGTACAAGGCGACGCTGCTTGGTGTCGACTCGTTCAGTGAGGTCGATAAGTCCGGTGCGTCGAGCGCGCTCCGTCAGGCGCAAATCGGCGAGATCATGGGCATCAACACCTTTATGTCGCAGAACGTGCTGACTGGTACGCACACGGCGGGTACCGGCGCCGGGACGGCCGCGGGTGCTCTGGGCGCGTCAAGCCTCACGCTGACCGCCGACGGGAACAACGTCGCCATCCTTGAGGGCGACCTCGTCGACGTGGCGGGGTACGGCTATGTGCGCGCCGCTGCCGATGCTAGCATTAGCGCCAGCACCTCCGGCGCGCTTGCGATCTCCGAGCCTCTCCGCGCGGCGGTCACGGCGGGTAGCGCCTTTACGGTCTTCGACGCTGGCGGCACCTACCAGTCCCACGGGGCTGCGTTCCACCCGGACGCCTTCGCTTTCGTCTCGGCTCCCCTCGATCTTCCGATCGGCGCCGAGGCTTCCTACATTCAGGACCCGGCGACGGGTCTTTCGATTCGCGCGGTCTTCGACTACGACCGCGACCTGAAGGCTGACGTGCTCTCGCTCGACATCCTCGTCGGTGCGGCGATGGTCGACGGGCGGCTTGGTGTGCAGATCATCAAGGACATCCCTTAATCTGACGCGGCGACCCCTCGCCCCCATTGGGGGGGCGGGGGGTTAGGTTAGGAATACAATGAAGCCTACCATTTGGGTGGCGAAGCCCGGCCAAAGCGCAATGCGCGTCTACGACAGCCAGAGGGCTTCGTATTTGGCGGAGGGCTACGAGGTTGTTCCTGATCCGAACACCCCTGAGGTGGTCGCTGATCGCAAGGAGCAGGAGAACCTCTCTCGCAGAGGTGTCCTCAAGATGCTGGACCCGTCGGGGTCTGTCGTCTACGCATCTCCGCGTCAGGTCGCAACGCTCCTCTCTCGCGGGTGCGTGCTCGCGAGTTCCGGTGCTTCGCCTGAAGCTGCGGAGCCGGAGGCTGAAGTCAAGGCTGCGGAGCCGGAGGCTGAAGTCAAGGCTGCGGAGCCGGAGGTCGAGGTCGAGGTGACCGAGACCAAGAAAGCAGAAACCAAGAAATCCAGAAAGAAGGAGGTTCGCAATGAAGGGTTCCTATTCGATCGCCAACAGCGGAGCGGAGAAGACCTCGAAGAACGCGGCGACCACTAAGTCTGGCACCAACTCTGCGCGTATGCCGGGGATGACCACGGCTCCTCGCGCGGTGTCCGGCGGAACTGCTCGTCGCCCTAGCTGATGAATTGGTGGTACCGTGACTAACGTCTTTTCGGCGCAGGGCTTTGACGGCCACAACCTAGGCGTGAGCCAGCCGGTGAGTGGTTCGGTCACTGGTTCCCCGATCACGACAAGCGACCAGAGCAGTGAGACGGTCGGCCCTTTTGGGGCCGGCCTTGTCTACATCACGACTGAGATCCATCCGGTCCACATCAAGTTCAGCAGGCTGGCGTCTGACG